CGCTAGTGTCAGTAAGCTCAACATCACTGCTACCATAACCAGAACGAGTGGTCTGCGTGGCAGAAACGATAGGGACGTTTGCTTCAACAGCCAGTCCTCTAAGTTCTTCTGCAATAGCCTTAATATACGAATATGAATTGACAGAGCTGTTTCCGCGATACCTAGAGGAAGCACATATATTAAGGTAATCAATGAAAATAATATCAGGTCTAAATGACTTCTTAAGTGCAAGTTCGTTAAGAAGTGCCTTAAAGTGTCCACTGTGTGCAGATGCAGTCGGGTATTCTTTAATAATTAGCGTGCCTTGAGTCTTCTTTGCAAGGTTTGTTACCTTACTCTCAAACATCACCTTAGGCAATTCAGTTATTTCCTGAATAGGGACATTGAGGAGATTAGCATCAATTCGCTCTGCAATCTTCTCTTCAGCCATTTCAAGCGTGATGTATAATACGTTTTTTCCATTGAGGAGTGCGGAAGATGCGACATGACACATAAACAAAGATTTACCGACCCCAGTGCCAGCGAGAGCAATGTTAAGAGTTTTATTCGGTAGACCACCTTTCGTAATCTTGTTGAAATACTCAAGGTCGAATTCAATCTTGTCTTCTTTCCTGTGGTATGTCTCATATCTTGCTTCATAATCAAGAAGGTAATCATGTCCTACATGAGCATCAAAAGAAACTGCCAGAGCATCTGACAGAATACTAGGAATAGCATCTCTATCTTTTTCCTTATCATTACCATCAGCAAGTGCGATGGACTCCATCAATGCCAAATAGATAGCACGATCACGACACCACTTCTCAGTAGTATCAACCAACCAATCAAAGTCAGTTGGAACTTCTTCCAAGTAACTGATTAGTTTGGTGACTTCTTTGAAAGCAGTGTCGTTAATATCAGCACGTTTTTCTACTTCAATGCAAAGAACTTCTTTTGTAGTAGGTTGATTGTATTCAGTAACGAAGTTCAGAACTTCTTCAAATACAATCCGTTGATTACTATCTTCAAAATAATCTGCTTTGATGAATGGAATAACTTTACGGAGATACTCCTCATTATACAAAAGGTTTCTAAGAATTAGAACCTCAACTTTCTCCATAACTAAATTCCTTCCTTGCGATTTCGTCTAACTTTTCCATCACTTCTTCAGTGAAGTATGTCTCGGGATCTTTGAGGATCGCCTTAGCATACACCTTCTTGGTCTCTCCGTCAACAGTCATCTCATAACGACCTGCCACGTTTTTCCAGAGACCACCCAGTTCTCCCAATTCCAGAAGACCATAATATCGATCAAGACCACGCTCATCGTAATAAAGACGCACCGTAACATCCTTGTTCTCCTTGCTTAAACGCGACTTAGCAGTCTTAGCCTTGATAAGATTTCCGACGATTGACGTTCCATCCTTTTCCTTTTTCTTGCTGAGATAGATGATTGAACTTGCTGCATACTTGAGGCCACTGCCTCCTCCCATTTCCTTTGT